ATTGTAGCCGGCGCTCATGATGTAAGTGCATTGGAAGAACCCATTCATAATTCAAAAGGCGGACCGCTGTCGTTCATTCGACGGATGTCCGCCTTTTTTCGTTTTTGCCCCGTTGAAATACAGGGTATTTTGGTAAAGCGGGATGGAGCAGCCCGCCGCCGTTTTGCAGACGCAAAACGGGAAACAAAAAAGGCTTCCGGGCGATAGAGATATCGCTTCGTTGGTGGCGCGGGATGGAGCAGCCCGGTAGCTCGTCAGGCTCATAACCTGAAGGTCGTAGGTTCAAATCCTACTCCCGCAACCAACATTATTCAGTATTATCAAAGACTTGGCGAGAGCTCCCTTCGGGGAGCTCTTTGCGTTTGTGGCTCGCTGTAAGCACTGTGGAAGCAAGAGGGGGCTGGTTTGAGCGTATGTTGGCGCAGGGTTAAACGTGTCAGGACTAAGCTGCATTCCTGGCCTTCAGGGCGATTGGTGATTACCAATTGTCATCCCATTCGAAATCATAGTCGTCCTTGCGGTATTGATGCGGCTTGAAGCCGCGCCCATCATCGTGTCCGAAGAGCTGCTTTTCGGCTAAACGGTTCTCTAGCTTCGCGGCCGAGATTGAGAGGCGCCTGCGTGCCAGGTCTTGGCCGGCCCATTCCACGAGCTGAGTGACCCTTGGCCCCCTGGGCGCTCCTTTAAGATACTGCTTGAGCGCTGCCAACTGTGCGGACATCAACTCGAGTTCGCCAGCCTCTTTGAGGATTTCTGCAACGCCATCTCGACGGCGTTGCAGAATGTACTCGCGTCGATAACCTTCTTCACGCCTCTTCTGCTTTTCGTCGACTCTGCGCTGCTTCTCTGCCCTCCGAGCGAGAAACTCTGCCCGAGCTGCGGCAATCACAGCGAGTTCAATGGCGATTTGCTCTGGCATAGCCTCCAGGCGTCTTAGACGGGTGTCATTGAAGCTGCCGCGTATGTTTGCGCCGTAATCGATGCGTGGACGGTCCAGTTCCAGGTGCAGGCGTTCGTCAGCAAAATAATCCCAATCGGGAATGCGCGGGTAAGAGATTTGGGTGTTCTTTCCTCGGCGCTCCCAAGCATTAAGCTGGGCTTTCTCCTTGTGCGATGGGATGTGCCTCTTCCGCTTGTGCCCTTCTGTAACGGTGAAACCAATTTCAACGCTTCCGTTGCTGAAACAGGCGGCCCGTTTTCCTGGCTTTATGTGAAAGCCATGCTGGTTTGCATGAGCAGATATTGCGTCTAGCAGTGGCTGCAGGCGGTCAATCGATGACGGGAACACATCACAGGCAATCAGGTCTACACGGTCTGTTTTCACAGCACCACGCGCATCCGCTGCCGCCTTGTTTAGAGCCTTGATCGTCTGGATCACGATAGGATCAGTCCAATCGCTGGGCACCTCCGATTGCTGCGCCACCTTCGCCGCGAGATTGCGAACATCTTCGATGTATGGTGTAATTGGCAAAGCGTCCGGTTCGTCGACCTTGAACGTCAAGTGATAGCTAGGTCCCGGAGGCAGTGGCGTTCTAGCCATCTCCTGCCCTGCGGATTTTCGTGCCCACCAACCGCGAGGCGGTGTCGGGATGTTACGTTTGCGGCACAACTTGTGCAGCGCCACGTCGGAAAGGTTAAACTCGGGGGCCAACTGGACCATCGGTTTGGACCAGACCAGCTCATAGAACTCTTCTCGCGTGTATGATTGCATCATGGCTCACCTCTCAACGCTGAGGTTACCATCGTTCTGTGTGTGCGTGATTTGATGATCGATATGCGAGCCTGATATCGATCATACCGCCCGAACCCGAAGACCTACCGGATCTTGGCGAGAGGAAGCTCGTTCCAGCGCGTGGTGAAGCTGGGGGACAGGTTCTCCTGCCTCATCCGCCATTCGGCATTCTTACCTGCCAGACCCAGTCGGGCTTTGCCTCGCCCAAAACGGGCATTGATCTGGTCCAGCGCCTCCATCAGCCCATCTGGCTGCTCGATCACATTGAACAAAGATGCTGGCACGGCACTAGGGGCGGCTAGATCGAGTAAGAGAACCCCAGCCTTGCGCCAGCCATAACCATCTCGCCATATCCGATCGAAGATCCGGAGAACGACATCAGTGATATCGCGTGTGTCCGAGGTCGGGCGCTGGAATGTGGCTGAGCCTGACACTGATTTCTGGGCAGCGTTCTGATCGAACGGGTCGGTGCGGATGAACAGCTGCACCGCACCCGCAACCTGGTTAGCGTGCCGGACCTTCTCCGCAACCCGCTCTGCAAAGCTCATGACGGCGTCGTGTACCTGTGCCTTGTCTCGGATCGCCTCCCCGAAGGTCCGTGAACAGCAGGTGGTTTGCCTGGGGGCTGGTTGGTCATCGAGCGCATGACAAACAAGTCCACGTAGTTCATGAACCGTTCGAAGGCCGACGATGCCCATGCGCTGGCGCACCCAGCCGTCCTGGGCGTTGGCGAGGTCGAGGGCCGTGTGGATGCCGCGTTCTTCCAGCATAGCGCTCCAGCGCCGCCCAATGCCCCAGACATCGCCTACGGCGGTTTTGCGCAAAGCGGCGCTGACCCATTCCGGGTTGTGAGCAAGGTCCAGCACTCCGCCTGCCTTGGTTGATTTCTTGGCGAGCCGGTTTGCGACCTTGGCGAGTGTCTTGGTCGGCCCCACGCCGATCGATACCGGGATGCCAGTCCACTGGTGGGTCCTTAGCCTCAGTTCCCGGCACCAATCCGTGAGGTCCTCGACTGCCATGCGGTCGAGATCGAGGAAGCACTCGTCGATGCTGTAGATTTCGTGGGCCGGGGCCTGCGAGCCAAGCACGCTCATAACGCGCTCCGAGATATCTCCATATAGCGCGTAATTCGAAGACCGGACGGTGACGCCGTGTTCCTCGACCAGCTTGCGGATCTTGAACAGAGGTGCGCCCATCGGGATGCCCAGTGCCTTCGCCTCGTTCGATCGCGCGATCACGCAGCCATCGTTGTTGGATACGACCACGACCGGACGGTCCCGGAGAACGGGTTGGAATAGACGTTCACAGGACGCGTAGAAGTTGTTGCAGTCGACAAGCGCGAAGGTGGCCATCAGCGTCCACAGTGCCGCCGGATGCTGTGGGTCACAACACCCCAGATCTCACAGCTATCATCGCGGATGGGCAGGGTGGGGAAGTTTGTGTTCTCTGCCGCCAGCTGCCAGCTGCTGCCCTGTCGCTCAAGCCGTTTGACCGTGAGCCCGCCGTGGATGACTGCGATCACGATGTCGTCAGGCTGGGGTGTGATCCCCCGGTCAATTACCAGCAAGTCGCCATCGAAGATCCCGGCGCCGCGCATGGACTCTCCAGCCGCGCGCACGAAGAAGGTCGCTGCTGGCCGCCGCACCAGATGCTCGTTGAGATCGAGCTTACCCTCAATGTGATCATCGGCCGGGCTGGGGAAGCCAGCTTCGACTGGTGAGCCGAACAGTGGTAGCTCGAGAGGGGTGGGGTGATCGACGAGGCGCAGCACTTTTTACGTTCCAGGATGAATAGAACATATAAAGAACATGGTTGCTGTGATTCGTCAATTCGGGTTTAGTGGAAGTCGACACTTCTCTTTCAGCAATTGCATTATGCGGCACACTAAATTATATACGCGGCTCACGAAAATACTGAGGTGTGGTTATGGCTAAGAAAGGGCGCCCTCCGATCGGGCAGCAGGCGATGACAGCGACAGAGCGTGATCGTCGCCGGCGAGCATCGCAACGGCTCCCATGGTGGCAACGTACCAAAGCTCGTCAGAAAGCAGACATTGAAGCCGCTGTCCGCGAGTTTATCAACCTCAATAGGGAGTTGAGTGACAGGGAAATGTACTTCTTGGCTGAAGCACTCGCTGCCGTCGCTCGAGGTACATTCGGAATTGCAGTGCAGGCAATCCTAGATGCTCACGAGCCAGAAGACTCCTTTTCTCCTCAAGCCGATATTCCGCCGAAAGACTTTAAAGGAATTACAAAGGAGGCTTTGCGCAAAGCGCTCCACCATTCAGAAGGGTGCCCTGTTCAGGAAATTCCGCTTTTCCGTTAGGGTCTATGTATAACAATTGCATAACGCCTGTCTGGGGCGTTGGTTCCCTGTCCGCAGGCCATCTTCCACATGAGACTGAGCGGAGGGTTGAACCCTTCAACCCTTCACCATCAAATCTCCCGCGCAAACCATCGAACCCTTCCAACGATGTTCACTTCGTCGGCAGTCCGTTCGTATGCCGAGTAGGTCTTGTTGTCAGAAATGACGTGCATGACCGGCGGGTCGCTGTTCGGGATGTGCTCGAGCCGCTTGGCGACCAGGCCAATCCCGTCATGCAGCACGAATACGCCTGGAGGGGTTGGGACTGCGCGGCCCATGTCGACCAGGACGATGTCACCATCCCGCAGCGTCGGCTCCATGCTGTCGCCTACGACATGCATAATCCGCAGATTGGCGGGATCAGCCCGAAGGCCGTGCGTGATCCAGCTCTTCTGGAAGTGATAGGGCTTGCCGTGGTCAGGCTCGATCTCGACGGTCGCCCCGCCGCCCATTGCTGGCTTCACCGTGGCATAGGGGACGGCCACATAGACATCGTCAGGGTTGGTGAGGGCGGGTTCATCACCTTCGACATCGCCCACGCCATCTCGCAGCCAGTCCCGCCCAACCTTCAGCACTTCGGCAATCCGCTCGAGCTTCTCAAGGTTGGGGTTCTCAGATCGGCCGCGCAGAATGTCGTAGACGTATGAACGGTTCACCCCTGCCTGCGCTGCAAGCTGCGGAGGGTTCAACCCTAATTGCCGGGTCCTCGCTCTAAGTCGTTCGGCAATGGTGGCTTGCATGACTCGGACGCTCCTTCTGTGGATATTGTGGACAATGTAGGAAGATGTTGCATAGGTCAAACAAAAAGAACATATAGCGAACATAATCGCGGAATCGGGTGGCGCAATGAGGCTTATCGAGAAGGACTACTACACTTTGGGGGAAGTCGTGGCCGCCTGGGAGATGCCGCGATATGACGTTGTCTACCTGGCAGAGACTGGGCGCATGCGCCTGTCGGTCCGTGTTTGCCGTACCCATATTGAGCGGGGCTACTGGGAGCTCGAAGAGGGCTCAGGCTGGTTCAAGTTCCCGGAAGAGCGCACCCGCTACACGGGATTGGTCGACCTGAAGGAGCAGGATGCCCACCTGATCTTTCGGGATGGCGGCGCGGAAATAGCGACCTTTTACACCTCAGAAGGCAGCTATTGCCATATCGAGGAGCCCAGCACGCCGATCGCGATCTTCGAAACCGATCTGCTGCTGCGCGCTGATGAACGGCGCCGGTTGGAGCAGGGCAAGACCAAGCCGGACAAGGGACTGGTCAAGCCTCCCTTCACCCACGATGCGACCTACGAGCATGTCGAATACTGCGGTCGCCATTTCCGGTTCGGACGGATCCAGGCCAATATCGTCCGGCAGCTTCACGAGGCGAGCGAGACGGCCATGCCGTGGCGCCGAGGTGAAGAGTTGCTCGAGCTGGCGGAGTCCGGCTGCTACCGGCTGGTCGACGTGTTCAAGTCCAAGCCCCATTGGCGCGAGTTGATCCACTCCGACAATCGCGGCGCATACAGGCTTGCTATCCCACCCCACCTTTGAACGGTTGAACCCACGAAATTGCGCCGCCGAGACCTAGTTTCGGCGGCTTTTTCGTGTCTGAGGCATCCCACCCTTAACCCCATGCCGAACTACGATATCCCACTTCCATCCCACGGGGGTGGGATGATTGTCCCACTCGATTTTCTGATTTCATCCCACCCTCAGGGTCACGCGGGATGCGCTGCCATGCGCCACTTCTTCTCCATCGACGACGCAGATGGAGAAATTAAGTGCAACCCGTCTTTCTTGCTCAACGTGACCTTGCCGCTCGCTGGCATATGTCACCCAGAACCCTTGAACGCTGGCGTTGGTCCGGCAAGGGCCCCGCCTTTGTGAAACTCGGCGGCCGGGTGGTCTACCGCCTGGAAGTGATCGAGACCTTCGAAGCCGAAGGCAACCGCACCATCACCGGGCGGTTCCAATGACAAACGCCTTCGAACGCCACGGGCTTGACCACCTCTCGGCCTCCTCCATCAACCTGTTCGTCGCCCAGCCGGCGATGTGGGCAATGCAGAAGCTCCTCGGGCACAAGTCCCGGGTTGGCGCGGCAGCCCACCGCGGCACGGCTGTCGAAGCGGGTGTCGAGATGGGGCTGTTTGACCCAAATCTTCCGCTCGAGGATTGCCAAGAGGCAGCACGCGCCAGGTTCAACCAGCTGACCGCATTGTCGGCGGATCCCAATGTCGAGAAGGAACGCGCAGGCATTGCTTCGGCCGTTGCGATCGCGCTCGGCGAGCTGCGCCAATACGGCATTCCCGGCTCTGCGGACGGCACCCGCCAGCACCGGATCGAGGTGGAACTGCCCGGTGTGCCGGTACCTTTCATCGGCTGGCTCGACTTTTGGTATCCGGACCACGGCATCATCATTGATCTGAAGACCCAAGGGCGCCTGTCCTCGAAGATCTCCGATCCCCATGCCCGGCAGGGCGCGATCTATCACGCTGCCCATGGCAACAACGAGATCCGCTTCGCCTACGTCACGCCCCAGAAGATCGGCGTCTACCGGCTGGAGGATCCGCGCACGCACATCGCCCGCGTGGTCAGTATCGCCCGGTCCATCGAGCGGTTCCTGAGCCTGTCGGATGACGGCGCTGAACTGACTGCCGCGCTCTCACCTGATCTCGACAGCTTCTACTGGAACGATCCCGGCTCGCGCGCGGCGGCTGAAGAAATCTGGGGCCTCGCCCCCGAGGCTATGCCGCAGGCCTGACACGCGGAAACTTCCAAGCAAACAAGGAAACAGGAAAATGGGTTTTATGTCTGTCCCGTCGTCTGGCGGGGATTTCAAGGTGTTCGTCGCCTACAATGCGAAGGCCGGTCGCTGGTACACGAAGAATGACGGCAAGGATGAGCCGATGTTCGAGGTGACCGACATGACTGCGGTCTTCGATATGCCCAATCTCGAGACCGGCTGGTTCAAGTTCAGTTCTGGCGTCGCCCCGGAAAAGGTCATGGATCCCTCGCTGGCAGAAGCTGCTCCCAATCCGGGGACGGACTTCAAGCGCGGGTTCCAAATCGATCTGTATTCCGAGAAGAACCTGATGGGGCTTCGGGAATTCAGCTCGACCGCGGGGATCGTCATTGAGGCCATGAACAACCTCTATGATCTCTGGATGGCGGCTCCCGAAAATGTGGCGGGCAAGCTGCCGGTGGCCCGATGTTCGGGTGTGCTACCGATCTCAAACAAGCACGGCACCAACTACCAGCCGACTTTCGAGATCGTGGGCTGGACTGATCGGCCGGCCGCTCTCGCCGGTAACGGGGCATCGCCTCCGCCAGCTGCTGCACCTGCTCCGGCCGCACCTCAGCCGCCGGCACAGCATATGCCGTCGCCCGCGGCTGGTGGCGCGAAGGTCGGCGCGCCGGTGTTCTGATCACCAATGCCGGGCTGCTTAGGTGGCCCGGCATCCCCCACCCGTCCCCCAGGGGTCCCCTAGCCGGATCCCACTCCCATCTCCCGTTCAGAAAGTGGTCCTGGCCGCCATGGCGCGTCGTATTGAAACCGGCAGCATCGATATCGACGCGATCAAGGACCAGTTCCCTCTGGCCGATGAGGTGCGCCGTCATCTCGCGCTGAAGCGCCGCGGGGCAGCGCTGGTCGGCCTTTGCCCTTTCCACATGGAGCGGACACCCTCCTTCGCGGTCTATCCCGATGAAGAGCGGTTCCATTGTTTCGGCTGCGGCGCGCACGGTGACATCTTCGATTTCCTCGAGGCCCAGGAAGGGCTGGATATTCGCGCGGCCGCCGAGCGGCTGACGGGCGGCAACTTCCCGGTCATGTCGGAGGCGCGTGTTGCTGAGCTTCGGGCGCGGCAAGCGCGCTTCGAGGCCGAGCAGGCCGAGCGTCGCAAGCTCGCCGCTGACCAGATGCGTCTGCGCTGGCCTGGCGCTGATCCGACCTATTCATCCCACCCCTATCTCACGGCCAAGGGTATTGGGCCGGGGGGCACGCGGCTGGACCGCGAGCACATCCTCGTGCCGCTGTTCGATGCTGGCGGCGAGCTCACCTCGCTGCAGTCGATCGACCCCGCCGGCTACAAGCTGTTCGAGGCAGAGCTCCCGGTCGCAGGCTCTGCGTTTGTCATGGGCACGCCGATCCCCATGGCCAAAGCCCCGGTGCTCGTCTGCGAGGGTTTTGCCACCGGTGCATCGCTCCATGAATCGACTGGCCGTACCGTCGTGGTCACCTTCAATGCCGGGAACCTGACAAAGGTTGCCGAGCGGCTGGTCGCGGCGTTTCCCAGGACCCGCTGGATCGTTGCTGGCGACGATGATCGGCACAAGGCGCCCAATGTCGGTCGCGAGGCTGCTTGCAATGCTGCCCATGTCCTTCGCTGCGAGGCCGTGTTCCCGGTGTTCCCCGAAGGCCACCTCGGCACCGACTTCAACGACATGGCCCAGCGTTCCGGGCACGAAGCAGTCGCGGCTCTGTTTGCGGCTAGCGCTGGCCCTGATGTGTTCGAGACCCTCAGTCTCGATCAGCTCGTCAACATGCCGGCGCCCACATGGCTGATCGACGGGCTCATCCCCCAGCATGGTCTGGTCCTGCTGTATGGCCGGCCCGGTGAGCACAAGACCTTCATCGCTGTCGATGGGTCCTTGCGCGTTGCCTACGGCCTCGACTGGCACGGCCGGGCCGTCAAACGCGTCGGCGTTCTCTACATTGCCGGCGAAGGCCGGTTCGGGATCGGGCAGCGCATCAAGGGCTGGCGCAAGAAGCATGGCCTTGCCGGTGTCGATGCGCCATTCAAGCTACTGCCGGTCGCGGTCCACATGCTGGATCCCGCCAATGTAGAAAAGCTGAAGCGCACGATCGATCAGGTCCGCGAGGAGGTCGATTTTGAGATCGGCATGGTCGTCATCGACACCGTCTCGCGCGCCATTCCCGGGCAGGACGAGAACAGCCAGGAAGCGATGTCGCTGTTCGTCGATGCCTGCGCTGAGATCCAGAACCACTGCGGCGGCGTCGTCATCGGCATCCACCATTCGGGCAAGGATGCTGACCGCGGCATGCGCGGGTCAACCGTGCTGCTGGGCGGCTGCGATACGGCAATCCGGGTCGCGAAGGAGGAGGATCACACCGTCCTCTCGGTCGAGAAGCAGAAGGACGGCGAAGAGATCGAGGACGTCCATTTCACGATGGAGGTCGTCGACATCACCAGCGGTCTCGGCAAGGAACAGAGCACGCTGGTCCCCTTGATCGGGGCAGGTGCAACGCCGGCTGCCGAGAAGCGCCTCAGCTGGCACCAGATCCGCGAGATCTTCAAATTGATCGACGATGCCTGGCGCGATGGTGCGCCTTGGTCGGTCTTCCCGCATGCCCGTCGCAAGGGTCGGTTCGCGGTCGATCTCATCTCCGATCACTACGGCGTCACCAAGCGCGAGGCCGAGACCTGCATCACCAAGTGGCAGCAGAATGGCTACCTCGTCACCGAGGCCGGAAAGTTCCACGGCAAGGCCTCTGGTCTCAGGGTCGTCAAGTACCTGGAGCCCGACCGATGAGCCCAAAAATCGAGTTGTCGGAAGCAGTCGGAAGCACGGAAATGCGTCAGTCGGAAGCTTGTCGGAAGCCGTCGGAAGCACGGTCGCAAGCAGTCGGAACGCGCAGTCGCTTCCCCCCCACACCCCCTAAGGGCTTCCGACTGCGCTTCAGGCGCGTCGTCAGCCTCCACTTTAGCGAAGAAAGGAGGGGCGCATGAAAGGCGCGCCACCGACCCGCCATGCGCAGATCAGCGACATGCAGGTCATCATCAAATGTGTCGACCAGCGCGGTCGTGAAATGGACGAGCGCTGGGGCATCGGGCGTTTGCCCATGCTGGTGCCGATCGAGTGGGCTGAACGCTTCCACGCACAGCACAAGCTGTTCAACGCTGCGGTCTGGGAGTTCCATCGTCCGTTGGTGCGCCAGCATGGCGAGGCGATGCTGCGGGCTTACGACAAGCTCGATGAGCTCGCTCGAGGTTCCAAGGGCGAACCGCTGCCGGTCGACCAGTGGGAGTTCGAGACGCCTGATGGCCTGGTCATTCTGGTAAGGGATCTTCGCGATACCGGCAGGGCTCAGCGTCATGGCCGCGAGGCACAGGTCTGGGCGCTCGATGAGATCGCCAATGTGATCCGCTGCCACCCGATTTTAGCGAAAGCCAAAGACGCCTTCCCTGGCGCGCAGGTCGTGAGTGTCCGTCCCAGCAAGACAACCCTGGCCGAACTCGACGACGAGCTTTCGGACATCCCGTTCTGATGCCGTTCGCTGTGATGGAGGCGCCGATGTCCTGAAACCCCACCCCAAGACCGGACGACGGTGGTCCGTACCGCCAAGCACAAAACCACCGTCGTCCGTACCAGACAAAACCCCAATTGGAGAATCACCATGGATGTTTCGACTTTGCCTGCGCCTCCGCGCAGCGCAACCCCGGCTGCGAGGCGCGTGACAGTGATGCGCGGATCCTTGCTGGCCCTTGATCTCGGCACCAGCACTGGTTGGGCGCTGAGGACCGCTGACGACTACACGTCCAGCGGCACCGTATTGCTAAAGCACACTCGCTACGATGGTGGCGGCATGCGCTTCCTGCGTTTCCGGCGCTGGCTGGAAGATCTCGATCAGGACGCAGGGCCGATCGAGGCGATCTACTTCGAAGAGGTCCGGCGTCATGCCGGTACCGATGCCGCCCACATCTACGGCGGTCTGCTCGCAGTCCTATCGGCTTGGTGCGAAGAGCACCTCGTTGCCTACCAGGGCGTGCCGGTGGGAACCATCAAGCGATTTGCCACGGGAAAGGGCAATGCCGACAAGGCCGCGGTAATCAATGCGATCCGTTCCCGTGGCTTTGCACCTCGGGATGACAACGAGGCTGACGCACTCGCCATCCTGCTTTGGGCCATTGAAACCCGGGGAGGTGTGCGATGACCACCTGGTCCATTCTCGGCCACACCGCCAAGGTGCTCGAAGAACGGCGCGACGATTACGGCGATCCAGCCGAGCAGTTTCGCGCCATTGCCGATCGTTGGTCGATCACGCTCGGCACGCCCATCACACCGTCACAGGTCGCCCTGTGCATGATCGACCTCAAGCTTGCCCGGCTGGCTTACGATCCCGGCCATATCGACAGCATGGTCGATGTCATCGGTTACGCGGCGCTGCTGCGGGAGGTGCGCTGATGGCTGCCATTTCCCCAATCTACAGTCATGCGCGGCAGCGCGATGCTCTCGAGCTCGCCCGGGATGGGTGGCGGCAACGCGGGATCCTTGCGGTCTCGCCTTCCGACAGGCGCCTCAGCTTCAGTGAGCGGGAGTTCATCCGCGAGCTGGGTGAACGTCTCTACGGAAGTGAGGGGAGGGGAGGCGCCCATGGCTCGCGGTCGTAAGCGCAAGGCCGGTAAGCGCCACCCTTCCGGAAAGCTCGTCCAGCCGCGCCTCGAAGAGAACCAGCGTGAGGTGATGTCGACAGTGCTGGAGGCGCGCCAACGTCACTTTGGGGTCAGCGAGCGTCAGGCAAAGGACGAGCGGCTGGGAACGGCACTTGGCCGACTGGCCTTTGTCGGCGCTATCACGCTCAGCCAGTATGCGGCTGGTGAGCTCTACGGCGAGACCATGGCTCGGCACCGGGCAGTGGTCGGCTTGCCCATGGCCCAGCCGCGTTCGGTCACGGGCCTCCTCATCAACGAGGGGATCTTCGGCGGGAGTGAACCTGTCCACGACCCCGAGCTCATCGATCGGATTCGGAAGGAGGCTGCTGCCGCGACGATGGTATTACGCGATGCTGACCGGTATATGCCGGCTGGCACGAGGCGCGGCCCCAGCCTGTTGGTTCATTCGCTCGTCTGCTACGATGTCGATGCGGCGCTTTGGTCGGCTGCGGACTTGAAGTGGCTGGGCTATGGTCTTGATGCCCTTGCAAAACTTTATCGCATCCGCCACGACAGTTCCTGACGCAATGTGACGGGGTTAAGCGTAATGAATCTAGTCATAAAGTAATGATTCAAAAGGAAATAACTATTTGACTGGCTGGGATTTACAGCCTAGGAGTATTTCCGAAATTGAGAATTCAGAACTGCGCCCGGAGCTCACCAGCTTCCGGGCGTTGTTCGTTTAGGCGATCCAACGCCGATTGTAGACTTGGCCATTTTCTTGATCGAATGATGCAGAGAATTGGTGACCGGCCCGGCATTCGGCGACCGCGATGATCAAACCGCTGTTGGGATCAGTACGCTGTTCGATGATGTTCGACGGCTCGCCGCAGATCGAACCATCTTCGTCGATCGATTTAGTGCAGGCTTCGTTGGTAATGTATCGACGTTCTGACATAACGGAGGCGCACTAGCATGACTCGCCTGCGAGGGCGAGCGGCAGTTGTTCAGCGGTTGCGCCGCCTTCGCTCCGAGTCCCTCTGCCGGGATTGTGCCTGCGCCGGGATAGTGCGCGAGGCGACTGTGCCTGATCACATCGTGCCGCTTGCCCACGGCGGATCGGACGAGGACAGCAACATCCGCTGCCTTTGCTCCGAGTGCCACGCCAAGCGGACTGCCGAACAATTCGGCCAACGCAGGACGGTCGCCGTGGGGCCCGACGGGTGGCCGGTCGGGTGACCAGGCCGGGGGGCGGTGCGAAAGTCTGGGGCTTTGGCGGGGGAAACCGCGCTTGGTCCAAAAAACGCGCAACCGCGAGTTAGCGACCGGGGGTCAAATCTAAACCAGCTGGAGTTCGACGCGCTTGCCGCAAGCCTTGGCATAGCGGCGGATCGTCTCGAATGTCGGCGAGTGTTTAGGATCGCGCATCGAGCTTTCCAGGCGCGAGACAGCACTCTTGGAGGTCCCCATCCGGACCGCAATTTCGTCTTGGGTCAGGCCCGATTGTTTGCGCGCCTCAAGGAGAGACCGCAGCGCGGCATATTCATCGGCGCCCGCTTCCCAGGCCTCTTTGAAGCCAGGACGTTGCATCGCCTTTTCCAGAGCCTTTTTCCCGTCGTGACGGACAGGCTTAAAACCTTGATCACTCATGACTGCACCTCCTTCAACCGCTTGCGAGCCAGCTTGAGGTCCTTATCGGGCGTCGCCTGGCTCTTTTTCAGTATGCTATGCAAGATCACCAACTCACGACCGACCTGCGTACAGTAGAACGCGCGGCCGATCCCCTCGGCACCCTTGCACCGTAATTCGAACAATCCTCCGCTCATGGCCCGCGAATGTGGCATTCGAAGATCGAGACCATCTTCCTCCAGCCATTCAACGAGGCGGAGGTAGTCGGCAAAGATGCCGACAGGCCACTCCTCGATCTCCCGCCTCACGCGATCGTTGTAGTAGAGGATCGTCCACATGTTGGCGTGTTAACATATTTGATAACTTTGTCTACCCATTCAATGCACCCCCCGGAGACGGCATGACACAATGGCCAGCTGATCAGGTCGAGCGCAGAAGCGTCTCGGCACTCGTGCCCTATGCCCGCAACGCCCGCACTCACAGCGAAGAGCAGGTGGCACAGATTGCCGCCTCGATCCGTGAATGGGGCTGGACGGTGCCGGTTCTAATGGATGAGGACGGCGGGCTGATCGCTGGCCACGGCAGGGTGCTCGCGGCGCGTAAACTGGGCCTTGCCGAGATTCCGGTGATGGTAGCCAAAGGTTGGAGCGAGGCCCAGAAGAAGGCTTATGTGATAGCCGACAATAAGTTGGCATTGAACGCTGGTTGGGATCTTGAACTCTTGGCGGTCGAATTGGAGGATCTGCAAGGCCTCGACTTCGACCTAATGCTGACGGGTTTTTCGGACAATGAACTGCAAGGGTTACTTGCCCAAAGTAGTGAAGGTTTGACTGATCCCGACACCGTCCCTGATTTGCCGCAGAACCCTGTTTCGGTGCCTGGCGATGTCTGGATCATGGGCGATCATCGTCTTGTATGCGGCGACAGCACTGTCCAGACTGATGTCGACAAACTGATGCAGGGTGAGCTTGGTGATATGTTGTTCACCGATCCACCTTGGAATGTAAATTATGGCGCGGTCAAAGCAGGTAATGCGCAAGGATATAAGCCCCGTAAAATCCTGAACGATCATATGGACGAAGCCAAGTGGTGTGAATTTGTAAGTGGGTTTTGTGCCTCATTCTATGTTGTCACGAAGCCCGGTGCGCTTGCTTACGTTGTCATGAGCGCTCAGGAATGGCCTGCGATCGACAAGGGGTTGCGCGAAGCTAAATTTCATTGGTCGTCGACGATCATCTGGGTGAAGGACGCACTCGTTCTCTCCCGCAAGGACTATCACACGCAGTACGAACCCTTGTGGTATGGATGGAACGAAGACGGACCGCGGATCATGCATGTGCCGGACCGCAAGCAGTCTGACATCTGGAACATTCCTAGGCCGAGGGTCTCTGACCTGCATCCCACCACGAAACCGACACAATTGATTGAACGCGCGCTGCTGAATTCTTCGGCCCGCGGCGCTTTGGTGGTCGATCTATTTGGAGGTTCGGGCTCGACGTTGATCGCTTGTGAACAGCAGGGCAGGCGATGCCGCTTGATGGAACTTGATCCAAAATATGCCGACGTGATTGTTCAACGCTGGCAAGATTTTACCGGAAAGCATGCAATCCATGAGGAAGATAGCCGCACGTTTAATGAAATCGCCAGAAAAGAACCCGCGCCCGTTTCCAGTGATTGCGCAACGGCCTAAGATGCTTAGGCAGCAGCCAGAACCCTATCAACAATAATGTCATCGGCATGGGCGCGGGCTTGAGCCAAGTCATACGATGTCTGCATGCGCATCAGCGTATCAGCTTTTATACCAAAAGCCTTCTCGAACCTGATCGCCATTTCAGCGGAAAGGGCCGTGTGGCCGTTGAAAAGATTGCTGAGTGTCTGGCGCGTTACGTGAAAGCAGGTTGCGAGGTGATTGATGCTAACGCCGTGCGGAACGACTACTTCGGTTTTCAGCCAATCACCGGGGTGAACAGCTAGCGAGGGGTGCATGATTATAGCCATCAGTGGTAATCCTCCATATCAAGTTCAGCAATTGTCGCTTCATCAATCTTGATGAAGGTCAGACGCCAGTTTTTTGTCACGGTCATTGCCCAGTGCCCGGCCTTGTCGCCAACCAGTTCGTGCAACCCATAATTCGGAGGCACGGCCAGTTCGTTAAAACTTGCTGCTGCATCAATAAAAGCCAGCATCTTGCGGATCCGTGCTGTGTCACCCACCAAGCCTTTTGCGTTGCCGGTTTCGAAAAACCTTCGCAGCCCTTTGTGGGTTATACTTTCGATATCCATAGAGCCATATGTCAAACATCATTTGACATGTCAAAGGGTATTTGACGAGTCCGAAGCGCGATGCGGCACAGGAGCCTTCCTATGAAGCCTGGAACAAAACCAAAGCCAACCCACCTCAAGCTGGTCACCGGCAATCCTGGTAAGCGCAAGCTGAACGGTAAGGAGGCTAAAGCCAAAGCATCGATACCTGCACCGCCGGTCCATCTCACCGCCGATGCGGTCGAGGAATGGAACCGGGTTGCAACGGATCTCTTCAATTTGGGCGTTCTATCCGAGATCGATAGGGCTGCACTTGCTGCCTATGCGCAGGCCTATGGCCGCTGGGTCCAGGCGGAACGGGCGATCGCTAAGATGGCGCAGAAGGATCATCTCACAGGCGGCCTGATGATAAAGACTACCAACGGCAACGCGATCCAGAACCCTCTGGTTGGCACCGCCAACAAGGCAGCCGCGGACATGATGCGCTACGCTGCAGAATTTGGGATGACGCCCAGTGCCAGGAGCAGGATCGCAGCAACACCGCCAGAAGAAGGCTCAGATCCCGCCGACCGGTTCTTCGCCTGATCGGACACTGGCCTATGCCAGGGCCGTCGTGTCAGGCGAGACTATCGCCGGGCCGCATGTTCGCAACTCTTGCCAAAGGCACATCGCGGACCTGAAGCGCAAGGATGGCATCTGGTTCGACCAGACGGCCGCCAATCATGCCTTTGCCTTTTTCGAGGAGGTACTGAAGCTTTCCGAAGGCCAGTTCGAGGGCCAGCCTTTCCAGCTGGAACCAAGCCAGGCCTTCATTATCGGCTCGCTATTTGGCTGGAAGCGCAAGGATGGCAGGCGCCGGTTTCGCCGGGCTTACATCGAACAGGGCAAAGGCAACGGCAAGTCGCCGATTGCTGGTGGTATTGGCGTTTATGGGATGACAGCCTGCAAGGAGGCGGGCGCTCAGATCTATGCGGCTGCCGCCAAAAAGGAGCAGGCCAACATCCTGTTCCGTGACGCGGTAAAGATGGTGCGGCAATCCCCAGCGCTGGCCCGTCGGTTGGAGTTCTCCGGCGGTCCGGGCCGCGAGTTCAACATAGCGCATTTGCCGTCGGGCAGTTTCTTCCGCCCGGTGTCGCGCGATACGGGCAAGACAGGGTCAGGCCCTCGACCTTACTTTGTATTAGCGGACGAGGTCCACGAACTACCGGACCGCTCGATTATCGAAATGCTGGAGCGCGGTTTCAAGTTCCGCCGCGATCCGCTGCTGTTCATGATTACCAATTCGGGATCAAACCGAAATTCAGTTGCCTGGGAAGAACACGAACACGGGGTCCGTGTGGCTGCGGGCAATCCCGATGCGGTGCTGGACCCGACTTACCTCGGCCAAGTCATCGACGACACGACGTTCAGCTATGTCTGCGCGCTCGATGAGGACGACGATCCGCTGACTGATCCCAGTTGCTGGATCAAGGCTAACCCGCTCTTGGGCGTTACGATCACCGAGCAGTATCTCTCCGAAGTTGTGGCCCAGGCTAAAGCCATCCCGGGCCAATTGAACGGGATCTTGCGGCTTCACTTTTGCATCTGGACCGATGCCGAAACCGCCTGGATGGCGCGTTCGACGCTGGAACCATTGCTGGCCGAGTTCGATCCTAAAGGGGGGCAACCAGTCTGGCTTGGATTGGACCTCAGCCAGAACCGGGATTTGACTGCACTGGCCGGCGTCCAGCGCAATGGCGAAAAGGATGGCAAGCCGTGTTTTGATGCTTGGGTCGAGGTCTGGACGCCGGGCGATACGCTGTCGGCAAGAGTTCTGCGCGACAAGCAACCCTATGACTTATGGGTCGCTGGCGGATTTCTGAATGCGCCCCAAGGCGAGAACATCAGCTTGCGGCAAGTGGCGCAGGCGCTGGCTGAACTGGACAGTGATTATCGCGTCGAGAACGTGGCCTACGACCGTTACGCCTTCCGACGGTTTGAAGAGGAAGTCAGCGAACTCGGGCTGTCGGTCAATTTTATCGAGCACCCGCAAGGCGGCACCAAACGCGGCAAACCGCAGGACGGGATGAGCGAAGGCCTGTGGATGCCAGGGTCGCTGCGGCATCTGGAGGAACTGATCCTCGAGGGCCGCATCCGGCTCAAACGCAATCCGGTGTTGATTTCCGCAATGATGTCGGCGGTCACCGAGACCGATCGCTGGGACAACAAGTGGCTCTCCAAGCAGCGGGCCATCAACAAGATCGACGCAGCCGTAGCGCTGTGCATGGCAGTGGGGGCAGCAATGGCAGGCGACACCTCCGGCTT